GTCCAGGTTATACGGTCCTTTTGAGATCGTAAAGAGCCATAAACTGAGGGTTTTAACCCCAGCGTTGGTTACCGACTCCAAACCCTGACTTTACAGCCAAGGCCCCAAGTCGTGCCACTGTGCAACAATCGAACGAGTCATCTTCATCTTGGTTTTCTCCTTAGTCGGGACATCATTACTTGTCTCGGTTAGGTCCGTCGACGCCCCGCCTTCAATTTCTCGAAGGCGGAGGCGGCGCAGGATCGGATGAAGACTCGCGGACAACCATGGGAAGGTCAAATTTTGTTCGACCTCACCCCAACGATTGTACGCGATTGAATCGTCGACTGCACGGCTTCTGAAAAGGCTAGTCCTTAGACCTTTTCGCTCGAGATCCCACAAACGGCTCAACAATAAGCCGAGTACTCCGCTCTTGAAGGTTCTTCCTTCATCCGTCACGTGCTCCACCGTCCATCCTTCGATGTACGATGGCATCCACTTCTTCAGTTTCCTGTCGAAGTATTTGTTAGCACGTGTAGGAGCGGCTTCATCCCAATTTGAGATGAAGCCACCATCACCGAGCCCCTCATCTATCCTCACCCTGAAACGGGCGGGGACGACAGAGACAAGGTAATCGAATACCGGTTTGAGCGTAGCGTCGCAGGAGAGATTTGAACCTCTCCGAAACGCCATTCTCCTTACGGCATTCGCGAACCTAAAAACAGCCGGAATGGTCGAGAGTTTACCCTTAAGGTAAATGGGTGTTACCTCGATGCCTGAGTAATAGTGCTTACCACATGATTCACGGAATGGAGACGCGTAGTGCGTCTTTTTTAAATTTACCGTGAACCCATAGAAGAGGCACATCTCAGAGAACAAGTCCACACACACCGTCGGGAGGACAACATCGTCCCCGTAGACGTTTACAAAATATCCGCTCTCAGTTCCGAGCGGTATCTGTAAGTATTCCGCGCAGCAGATTCCCACTGCGTAGAATATCAATGACTCGACCCCGAATGTGAATCCGTTCCCCATAGAGGAGAACTTATTCCACCGAGACCAGTCACCGTGCAGACTACCGTAATGAGATCGGCACGCATTCATGAGTGAGACCCACCGAGGAGAAAACAACTCCTCGACGACCCACTCACTAATGCTATCAGACGCCGAAGAGAAGTCAAGAGTCGCAACTTTACCGGTTTTTGAACCGTATAGTGCTAACTCCTGATTCTTACTTTGATGTCTTAAGTCGACCCCAAAGCGCAAGAGACGCTTCTGCATATAAGAGCCTATCGCAAGTTGAAACCAGATGTTTAAACCTGGTTCGATTGCGATTACCCGGTTTGCAGTTGCATCTTTGGCGACAGTGATGACTCTGTTCCCACGATCCGGAGTGAAATTCTTCTCTCCATCACGGAAGTGGCCAAACCACAACGGATAACATTCCGTCAAGGCTTCCACAGGAAACAGAGCAAGCAACCTACGTGTGATTCCAGTTTCGAACTGGAACTTATTGGTCGAACTGGCGTATCTCCGCGGAATTCTTGTGGAGGCGCCAGAGCCCCAATTTGCCATGCTCAACATTTCTTGATAACTGATCTCGCCTAAAACAGTGGATATTTTCCGAATGACTGCGTTATGCAGCCAAACGGTGCGGCCCTTAAAAAGAGGGTCGCACTCCAGATGCTTGAAACGCGAGTTAGTGACTCTACAGGAGAGTTCAAATCGATCGAACTTCTCCAGCGCCTTCTTTTCTAGATCGAAGCCTGTTTCTAAGAAATCGGCTTTCGCTAGTAGGATAGTCGCAGCGTAGGCATCTCTTATGCTCTCCGGGGTATTAAACCAGAGAGGGTCGAACTTAAGCTCGGCGATTTGTGCATGCTCACCATAGTGGTAGAGCATACTCACCGTCAAAGCTCGAGGACAACGAAGAGATTCAAGTAAGCGTTGGATGGCCTCGGTCGTTACTTCCGAGGGTACACGGAACTTCCTGAGGTCCTTTAGAAAGGACTTCTTGTCACGCTTTTCAGAAGACGTAACAGGGTGCATAGTTCCCTCCGGACCGTTAGTAAACCGGTTCGAAGTTGGTCACTGCAGCAATCAGGGGGCTGGCCGTCAGATCTGACGGTGCAGCGTCCGATGCTGTAATGGTCGCGAGCATGACTGAACGTACCATCGAGAGAAAAGCAAGTCTCTCGGCGGACGTGCCACGATCGCTAAACAGGAACTCGCCGATGAATTGGTCTTGGTAGCCGATAGGCGCAACCGGTACAATACCGGAGGCCGTCGACGCCGTGACCGTTTCGAGGTGCGGCACACCCATTTTCATGGACATACGGTAGACGCGGCTCGTCTTTGTAGGCGGGCGCACGCCAAACGTAAACCATGGGAAGCCAAGAGCGATTCCACCACTCCTGTCAACATAACGCTGAACCCCCGGAGCAATAACCCCTTCGGGACTAAACGTTTTGTCAACACCCACTGTGGCGCTGGTGGTTAAACCAACAGTACTCAGCAGGCTCGACACAAGCATGGGAACTTTGTTACCCATGTATATACTCCTTGATTTCAATCAGGATGCCGGCGCAAACTTGGTCTCACAACTACCTAAAGGCAGCCCGAAGCAACGCTAAACCGTTTAACGCGTGAGTTACAGAGAATGGGTTCTTGAAGCTCGGTACAACAGGATCGGGGAAGCTCCAAAGCTTCGTCCGATTGATCTGAATGTACTCTCTCCAATACCTAGCTCTATACTCCCACGTGACGGCCGTAGGGTTACTTATCGGGAAGAAGCCTAAATAGTCGTGATACGCCGAGGTGTACTGTACCGTTGCTTTTGTCACATACCCGTCAAGGAATTCTAACCCATCGAACGCACTAAGCGTCTCAAGGTAAGGTCCTATCGGGAGGAACCAGTCGACAACGAAACTGTACGGAAGCACCTCCCATGCCAAATTTATGGGATTTGTAAAGCCCGTCTGTGAGAGGAAAGTCTTCAGCGCAGATGCGACTCGGTAGCGATATCCAATCTTACAGTAGCTGTATGATGTAATTTCCATCAGACCAGTTTTCTGATAATGATGAGACATCACGCCTTGTTCGATTTTCTGCTTGAATACTGTCTTCGCAGACGCCTTGACAGCTCTTATAGCATCTTCGCCAGGGTCAGACATAAAGTCGGCCACTGACTGGATGGCACCGTGTATATCAGAGAGCAACGGTTTCCACCCGTATTGGAGTGCAAGCCAATTTTCGGCCACACTCTTAGCGGGTGAAACGACGCGCCCTAAGTCCACGTCAACACGACTTATGGTCATGTCGGTGCGGAGATCAATGGGTAAAACAGCTCGAGAAGATTTCTTTTTCCTCTGGAGTTCCCCACTGACCCGGTAACCCACGCCCCTCGACGCAGTAGTTGGAGTCATTAACGACTCCGCCGCGGCTTTCAAGTTCCCTCGTTTCACGTTGTGGATGCTAGCGACGATACGGTGGATAGAATCACCCACCATTCTTGTCATCTGCCCCACCTGCGCGATATCTTGGGCGAGATTGCCACGTATGCCAATTTCGGCACGTTTAATACTGCGACTCAAAGCGTGACTATAAGCTAGCCCATCATGGGCTGGTGCTGTCGGGACAGAAAAGAACGTGCTTGAAGGTCGTTGTTCACAACCCTCAATCCACGTCGGCTGAGAGGCAGAGATACGATAATCAATGCCAATCGGGTCCTCGGTCTTGATACGGGTTAAGCTATACGGGTTAACCGGTAGCCTACTCTTCTTCGCCGTCCTATAACCGGGCGTATTTACCGAGCTGAATGTACGATACCAGCGCACGGTAGGGTAGTCCCCGATGAAAATCCATGGGGTACTGTATCCCTGCACGCGTCTGATAATGTATCCAGCCCAGTTGATTAGCTCGGTCGTTGGACGGAGTCGTCGAGGAAACTCGCGTCGAAACCTATCTTTCCTGGCCTGCGGTCTGAATTGCTTCATCGCCGCCTTACGGAACTCGCCCAGGTGACTGGCGACTTTCCGCGGGCTCACCACACTCTTAGGACCATTTTTAACAGCGGGTTTTGATGGGTCGGTGGGTAACGTCTTGACCGGCACGCGAGGGATTTCCTTCGTGGCCGGGAACAGGACGCCCCACTGAGACCCAGATTTCACCCATCTGTACGGTCTTTCCAGAATGTGGACCTGCACGACTTCTGAATTGCCAAGCGTTACTACCTCACGAGAATAGATCACCACGCGCTTTTCGCGCCTACGGGCAATGATGAACAATCCCGGGAATGCATCGAGCTGTCCATGTTCGGACAGACTCAGAGGCAACCGGTGGACATCATTGTTTCCGATGACAACGACTAGCTCTACGTGGCTTTTATCCAAGTAAGGATTGTAAACCTGGCTCACTCTTAGAAGTGCGGGCTGTTGAGCGATTGTTTCGCTGGTTGGCATACTCACTTTTCAACCTCCCCAAGTAGGAGAGGAATTCAGCAAGTAGCTAGCGATGCTAGTGATCCGCTCCCACATCAAAGGGCCTAAAACTA